TTATAGAGGCTGAACATAAGGCCAGAACAGATGTAGAATATAAAGAAGTTGTAAAAAATTATGCTGACGCAGAAGAAGAATTAATTAAAGCTAGATACCATTATAATAATTTAGATAAGTATGTGAGTCTTAAACAATCTGAATTAAAAAGAGATTTAGCTTTAGTAGGAAAAGTTTAATGAATTCTATTAACGATATATTGATTTGCTCCCCATATATGTGTTTAGTAGATAGAGTGGTCAGCGAGAGTTGGCCACTTGTTAAAAAGAATTTTGGGAAGAATAAAGATAGTTTTTATAAACGACTATCTCGTTGAATTGACCCAAGATAACTAAAGTAGTTTTTTCTCTCTCTTATTACTTTAGTTTGAGATTAGGGTAGTTTCTTAACTGGTTGTAAACTGCCCTAATTTCTAGTTAGATCAAAATATTTTAAATCTGTATTTTTGTGAATTTTTTTATAGGTGTATTCGTAATTGATTAAATCAACATCACTTCGTCTTTTAATTTCTTCGACCATCTCATTAACTTTTGTAAAGTATGGGTAAGTATCTATAAATGTAAAGCTAACATAACTACCATAAGGATTGTTACTTGTTTCTAATTGTAGTTCTAAATCTGTGATTACTGCATCAACTTTTAATTTGTCCATTTAGACATGATACTACTTCTTACGCATTATGTCAGCACCCTTTAATCCATAGATCGCAGAAACTACTCCAATAAAAATAGCTTGATACCAATAAGGTAAATCTTTAAAATACTGAAAAAATAAATCTAATTTATTACGAATGTCAGGGTCGTCAGAGAAAACAGAATAACCCAATATAAGAATAGGCATAGATACAAGAACAAGGACAAATTCATCTTTCCAACCATTATCATTGCTCTCAATAATTTTCGCTTTATATTCAATTTCGCCTTTCGCCATTTGCTCTGCATGACGCATCTGAGCATTAGACATTAATTCTTTTGTTCGTTGTTTATTTTGGTAAAGTTTTGCTCCTGTCTTTACACCCAACGATAATAAATTCAACCACATTTTAATTCCTTTGCCAGTTCACAATAATGAATTATTTTATCATACTTTTCTTTTAAGTTCTCGCCCTTTTTATTCCTAATTGCATATTTGACTATGTTGCCATCAATGAAGTCTAAATCATGCGATACAATGAGTTCTATTGGCTGTACTTTTCCTATGTAGTGATTACCACCTATTTGCTTGTCAGTAGCTTTCTGTGTGGCTCTGTGTGGCTTTAACCTAGACAATTTTACCTATCCAATCGCCTTTTTTATCTAAAACCATTGGATATAGTCTAGGTTGTCCATTTATTATAGCACCTGTACCAATTACAAATCTTAGTCTGTGATTCTTCGAGTATAGAAAATTAAGATTTGATTGTTTAGTAAGACACCCACATTGCAAAGACCAAATCAAATTATCAGGGTTGCTAAAGTATTGTATGTTAAACTTTGAATGAAAATGAAACTGACAAACATTTTTTCCATACTGCATTGCTAATTTTAAACCATCACTTGCCATTCCATGTGTAAAATAACATTCTGAACCATCACTTAATTTAAGGTTTAAATCTTCTACCCATTTCCATTGATGATCTATTTCTAAAAATTCATTATATGATCTTAAATATGCTTTTGGCATACCATGTTTTAATGCTCGTCTATAAATTAATGATGAATGATTAGAATGAAGTAATATCATTTTAGGAAATATCTTTTTAAGTTCCCAGATATATTTTTTAGATTGTCTTAATTCATCTCCAGCACTAGGAAGATCAGGGTCAGAGTCGTGCATAGATAATGCGTGTTTATCTAATTCATCTCCACCATTTACAATTAAATCTGGTTTAAGAGTTTTTTTTAATAGTTTTAAAAAGTCAAATGCTTGTGGGTGGTGTGCTGGAATATGTAAATCAGAAATACATAAAATTGAATTATAAATCATACAAGCATAACTTGTACCTTATTTTGATAATAATGTAAATATTACATAGCCCATAGCACTAATTAATGAGCCTGTTGAGATTAGTAAAATTTTCTCTAATCGTTTTACTCTTTCTTCTATTGAATGAATTTTATCGTGAGTTAGTTTCTGCATGATACGACAAAGTTTTTCGTGAGATTCTATCTTCTGTAATGCGTTTAATTTAGCCATTACTTTTTCTTCTTTGGCTTATACTTTTTTATAGCCTGTGAAATGAATATGTTTTTATACAAAGAAACCTTTTTGCCAAACTTCTTATCAGCTTTTCTTTTAGCTGATTTATATGCTTTAGATTTTTTATTAAAAGACTTTGGTTTGCCTAATCTTTTTGGTCTAGCTTTTGCATATATAGGTTTCTTTGTAGCCATTACTTCTTCTTTTTCTTTTTATCTTTTTTATTTTTTTTCTTTGATGGTCTTCCTCTTTTACTTCCGTATGTTCCTTTTCCCATTGGCATAGTATTCTCCTATTAGTTTGTTAATTTTCCACCTGACCATTTTGCATCAGGTAATCCATTAGTATATGATTTTCCATCAAATGTCAGCACTTGTTTTCTATTAGAACCATTTGAATAAGATATATGAACCCAACCTGATGATGGTTCTCCTGTATAATATTCTAATATTAGCTGATCGAAGTCTACATGATTAGAAAGCCAAATTGCAATTTCAAGATTAGATACACCAGCTATTTCAAAATCTACTGCTTGTCCTTTTGTATGTTGGCTAGTCTTTGATGAACCTATTGCCTCACAAAGTTTTTCTGAACGAAATCCTGATGTGATTGTAACAGGCTTATCATCAAATTTTGCACGACAAGGTTCTAATATTTCATAACAAAGATCGCCTAAGTTTTTAATCTCTCCACTACCAGCTTTATTTTTTATACCAAGCCTAATTCCTGTAGAACTTTTTTCCATTTCCTCTAAAGTAAAATTCTTAGATAATTGCATGATTACCTCGCTGTTGTTGGTATACCTGTACTGGTAACAAATGGAGATTCTGCGAAAGCCATGTAGATGTATGTTCCACTAGAATTATTTATTTGGCTATCAGTTCCTCGTAATTTAAATCCATTTGATAATAAATCTAATGACACACTACTTGCTGTTGCTTCTGCAGCACTAGAATTAGGGTATAATCTTTTATCAGTAAGATTAAATTCATTTCTTTTATTATCAAACATAACCCAGTTGTCTCCATCATCTGTTCTTCTTATTATAAGAAATGCAGGTTTAAATCCTGTGTAAATAAAGCTTCCATCTGCATTTCCATTACCTGAGTAGCTTCCAAATTTCGAGTAACCTTTTTTTTCAGAAAACAAATATGCTATATATGTCGTACCATTTTGATTAACATCATTTGAATTTTTAACTGAAAAAACTGAACTAGTAGGTGCTGTATCATTCCAGAAAGCACTATTATCAGCTGTTGCATTTGTGTTATTAAGACTTAAAAAGTCTGTTTCAGGTGCTGATGTATTTTTATGATGATATATACCCCAAGGTTTGTCAGCAGAACTTCTTGATTTTACTATCATCATACTAGGAACAGCTGAAAGTGAATGAGATATTGTTCTTGCACTTCCATTTCCTGTATATCCGACTATATCAAATCCAGCAGTTGCAGATTTTTTCCAATTCCATGACACAAAAGTACCATTATTTTCATTAACAGGTGTTTCGCCACCTAAATTAAAACCATCACTAGTAAATGCACTTAATCTAGCTACTTCTGTATATTCTTCTCCCTCAGTATTACTGTTTAAAACTTTTGTAGCACCTCTTACTGAATCATATAAATCATGGCCAAAAGTTGAACTATTTCTGTACTTTATCCATGTCCAATCTGGCTGAAATCCAACTCCTGTTATAGATTGAGTTGAACCATTACCTGTATAAAGTTTAGTATTAAAATATTCTCCTGCTGGGTTGTCTATTGTTGTATAAGCCATTATCCATACTCCGATAGGTTTTTTGTGTTAAGAGAATAGTAGCCACTAGGTACTGCATACTCAAAGTTTCCATAGCCATTACCATCTGTGTTGCCTGATGAAATAGATTCCATTGGACTTCCAAAATTACAATTTATTGTTGGTGTACCACCACCAGAATCTCCTACAGCAAAATGATAAACTCCTGTTACATTTGAAGCTGGTGCAGTTATTGAAACTGCTCCTGTTCCTGTTGAACCTGATGTTGGATTTCCTGAATTTTGAAAAACACCTTGATTTGAAAAATATAATTTATTATTATCTAAATCCATAGCTACTCCAATAATATCATTATCATCCATAGCATCCCCATAACTTGAACCTGAGTCACTTGTAAAAACTTGACCATTTTCATACATAGCGTAGTCATTTGCATTGTTACCTAAAAATGAATCAGCTACTCCTGTAGCTATTCCTATCATAGCTGTACTATTAACTCTTTTAAATTCTGCATACCATTTACCTTGTGATACTGCCATAGTAGAAAAATAATATGGATATGGAGAACCACTTTGTGTACTTACAAATTTTAAATTACCTTCTGATAAATTAGAATAACTTGTTGCTATGGTTGTTCCAAAATGTAAAGGATTTAATGTTGCAAAATTATTTGTACAAGTATCAATAGATTGATCTGTTGCCCCTATATTATTTTCTGTAAAAGTATGTGAGTTTCCTGATACATCTGTTCCTAATTCAGCAGAATTTTCAAAATCTAAATAAAAAGAATTGTTGCCAAAGGTTAAACCAGATACATCTATTGGTTTCCATATTCCACTATCTTCGTCAAATTCTCCAAAAGTAGTTGGTGCAACAGATTGAGAATCTAAATAAACTACTTCTGCAACATAACCACCAAAATAATTTGAAGTACCAACTGCACCTATTGTGTGTTCAGTACCAGAACCTAAACCCCAAATAATAGTTCCATTTTGATTCATATAGTTTGATGTAGAAAAACTTGTTTCTTGAACACCATTAACATAAATTCTAACTCTATTGGTATCTGTACCTTGTGTAGTATCAACTCTTACAACTATGTGATACCAAGCACCTACATCACGAAATAATCTATTAGTTTGAATGTCAGCATTACCAGAACTATTTGTTGTGTGTGCGTAAAATTCTAAATCATCACCACTTCCAAATCGAATTAAATCTGTTTGTTTACCACTAGAAGATTGAAAGGCAGAAACAACATCTTGGTTTGCACCAAGTTTTGATCTTTTTACCCAAGCTGAAACTGTAAATGTTGTGTTACTATTAGAAGCAGAACTAAATGTTTTACTTAATCTTGGACTATCTCCAGAATTTGATCTGTATGAGTTAGCAACTTCATATCCACCAGCTAATGCTGAACCTACATTTCCTGTTGCAATAGTTGGTAACATTAAATCTCCAATGTTGGAAGTTCGCCTAATGGTCTTGTAACAGAACCATTATCTTGTTCTGTGTATGTGTATAAAGTTTCTAATGCTGGAGTATTACTTGCATTTGTTATAGCAGTTTCCATTTCATTTGATTTAGTTCTAACACTTGCTCTATATGTTGCAATATTAGTTGGTACAGAATAATCAGATACTTCACTTGCTTTAACAACATACCAATCAGTAGGTGCTAATAATCCACTTGCTTGTTGTTTAATAGTTCTAATTAACTGTGTTTTTAAACCCTCAACTTTTACATCTCCAACTGATTTATCATCTGGTAAATCTCCATCATCTGAATCTGCTTGTGTCCATAAACTATCTGCGTGTGCTTTAGGTGTAGCAGTTCCCCATGATCTTGTAACTATACCACTTGAATATGCGTAAGATTCATTTGTGTTAATGTACCATTTCTCATCTTTAAAATTAGATGAATCAGTTGTTACTTCATAAATACCTATGGCATTTAATTCTGAACCTGACCATAATTGAAATATTTTAGCTGGGTATCTTACATCTCCTATAACCATAGTTTTAGGATTTGTTATTATTTTAGTTACTGAACTATCTTCTACTAATGCGTACATATTTTAACTTTCA